AACCATTCGCGGCATTGTTCGACTCGCTGATAAATATTGTTTATTAACGCTTCATCGCGGTCAACTTTGAACCGAACTATTCGCTCTCGGATAGGAATTTCATCAAAGGTCATGTTGTTTTCAAGACGTGCGATTACTTTCTTGTAGTCAGCGTTCTCTTCGGTGGCCGGATTCATGGTACGGAAGATACGATTCTTTTCTCCGTTGATGATTTCTTGTGGCATATTTACAAGAACGTAGCATACTTCGGCAGTTTTAGCTCCAGTAAGAGCCATATACCCTTGCACTTGATAGAAATACAATAGGTTTAATGGGGAACCTATGTTACTCAATAGGCTTGCACCATCCCATGAGGATTTTATGTCAATGATTTTGTCGATGTTACCATCTTGGGAACTTACGATAATGTCTGGTTCGCCAGTTAAGTACTCGTTTTGGAATCGTTGCTCGTTTTTTGAGTAGAACACATCGTCTATTCGGCTCAAAAGCATGATGGATTCGTCTTCAACTGAGCGTCCTTTGATGGTATATCGGCTTCTTTCACTACCACCTACTGATTCTTTACCGTACTTGTAGTACATGTAAACCTCTTTGAGGTAAGTTTTGCAGGTATCTGATAATGATGGAGTTGCATCCTTCTTCTCAAGTAAAACTTGCAGTGTTTCTTCTTGCTTTTCGGTACGTTTTTCTATATTTTGCAAACGCTCAAGCTCGGAAGCTTGTTTTTCAGTAAGAACAGACCCACGGCCATTGGCCATAATCTTTCCGATGCAACTGCAACGGATGAAAGTATTATTCCAGTTTGACATTTTTAATGTTTTTGTAAAGTAATAGTTTTATTACCCGATAGATTTAGCTGTTTTTGCTAATTCTCTTAGCCTATTTTCGTATAAATCTCGTATTTCATTAGAAGTTTTCTTATCGTAAACTACTAATCTGTACGATTTTAGCTCATCGTAACTTTTGCATGATATAAGTTGCTTGGTAAACTGAAATGTAAACTCCTCTGGGGTGAGTTTTACTTCTGTTGGCTCAAGAACTTCTGCTTCTTCGACAGTTTTATTGAGATACTTGCCAAATAAGCCGCCGAGTTGCTTCAAAGCGTTCTTTACAGCCATTGAAGAAGCTTTTGGAGTGGCTAATTCCAGTAACGTGATGTCATTGCAGGGAACTGTTGCGATTCCATACAGGAATTTAGATGATTCATCAGCATTATGCATACGGCAAAAATATTCGACGCTTACAGTGGCTGCAAATCGCCCGTTTTTATCTTGGTCTATACGGTAATCTCTTATCTTAATCTGTCCTTTATGGCCAAATATGCGCGTTACACAGGCTTCCATGATATCTAGGGGAAGTGCCTTGAATGTTTCACCGGGTCTGGCCTTGGAGGGAAGTTCTATAATCCAACTAGAAGGTGGCTCGGAAGCTTCAATAACGTCGTAAATTTCATCGAATTGCTCTTCCTTAACTAGTTTGTCAATCTTGGAGAATACCTTGTCTCCAAGCTTCAATTGCTCTTGAATGCTCATGGTTAAATTGTTTTAGGTATTGCAAATGTAGGGAAGTAGACACTCAACTTCCAAATATTTTTTTACCAAAAAAAGAGCCCCCTGTAGAAACAGGCGGCCCCATTACCTAAAACATTAAACAATGAAAACAACTGCATAGTAAAGGTACTGAATTTTTAGGGTCTGGCGCAGTGTTGATGGAGACCCCGTAAAAAATCGGGCGGTCAAATTTTCGGGGTTTAACAAAACCTTAACTGGGTGGCCTATACTTTTCTGATTCCGAATTCGTTGCATCACATTTGCCATACGATGCGTGTATGGTGTGGTGGGTAGTGGGTAGGGCATGGGCGGTCTCGCTCCCGTTCACGCTCCTGTATGTGGATGCCATAGGTATGTGGTGTGGGTGGGGAAGTGGTGAGGGTATGGGTATACCTTGGCTCTCTGCCATATGGTAGGGGATTGAGGTATGGGGTGGGAAGTGGAGGGGCGGGGTCGGGGTCAGGATGCCAAGGGTCAGGGGGTGGGGCGGGGTGGGGCGGGGTGGGGCGGGGTGTTGTCTCTCTCTATATATATGTTTGTGATTATAGGGGGGAAGTGGTGGTGCATGAAATTTTCGGAAAATTCATGCATTAACAAATCTTTAGTACAAATTATTTGTTTTTGGATTAAACATTTTTATTTTTGCTTAAACATTAAACAATGACAAAATTTAAAGAGCTACCTTCTGATGTCGATTTGAGTATTTGGGTTACCCAAAAGGCTTTAGCAGATGAGCTGAACAGAACTGTACATGTAGTACACAATTGGGTTCAAAGAGGTAAAATTGAATGGGGCTTCCTTCCCGGCAGCACACTCAAGTTAGTAAACAAAAATACCGTATCAGTTAACTTTAGCCACCACAAAAACAAATAAATATGCTGGAGCGTGTTTTCTGATTGCAAACAGCAAACTATTTTATCTCAACCCACCTAAAATCATTGTCCCAAAGGAAACGAGCAGTTCTGCTTGATTCTTTTCGGACTTTGGTTTCTGACCAATCTGGATGCTTAATGTGGTAGAATTCGTGGATAATGTACAACAAGTGCCTATACCCCTCTAGTTTTGTATCTAATTCAATCGTATTTCTTGTAGTATCAGCTAAACCATACGCCTTTTCTTTTCCTAATGGTCTGTAAATGACCTTGGTTTTTTTGTAGGCGCGTGGCATGTCAGAGTTTTTTTATAGCTGCTTTTAAGTATATACACTTATCTAAACATTCTTCATAGGCTTCTTGGAGCCAATTTTTTAGTTCATAATCTTCACGGTCTACGGTTGTACCGTATGTTTCCAATCCCTTCTTTTCCCTAGATACTAGGTCATCTATTACCTCCTGTAGAATCTTACTCTTCGTCATCATCATAATCATCTTCATTTTTTAGGTGTTCTAGGGAAGTGATGAATTGAGACATGTCATCGTAGCTTTCCCGGATTAAAATCTCTTCGCCCCCGTACAATCTAACCTTACACTCATCATCGTTTTCCGGGGTCTCGATAACCCTCTCAATATCATCAAAATGGACATTAACCCTTCTCGTACAATATCTACGTTTTACTGGCAAACCAAGACGCTCAAGCGTGTCGTCTTCATTAGCAGACTCAACGTATTTTTCTATTAACTCTATCCTTAGCCCCATATTCAAATTTAATCATTTCTTATAGGACTTTACCCTTAAATATGCGCTTGTTCCTAACTTCAAACCCATCTTCGGCAGAATCGATGATGGCAAATCCGTGGTTCCACTTATTTATCGGGGAATATGCGGGATGAAGTTCACTCAAACACCCTGTAGACCAAGTAGTTGTAATCTTCCCGTTCATATCGCTTTCAGTGTGCTCTGATGTCTGGTGGTTATGGCCCTGAATAGCTGATGTCTTAGCACGTAAGAATAAACCCCTAGCCACGTTTACTGGGCTGAAAAACCCGCTTGAAAACTCATGCCCATGAATAATATTCAATCCGTTAAGATTGATTATTTTTTTATCTGTTACAAATTCTATCCCTTCCGCCCGGGCTTTAATGATATTTTCAAAGTCAAATTCAGATACATCTGTAAGTTCAGCGGCTTTAGTCCACAAGAAATGCTGATACCGTTCTTCGTGATTTCCCACTTTAAATATAATTCTTGAGCTTGGGAAAATACGCTTCAAAATGTCCATAAACTGCTTAAACGCATTTAATTCATGTGAAACACTGCGTTTTTTAGGGTCTCTTACAAACCTAGATAAACCATGAAAATCAAGAGTATCTCCATTAAGAAGGATACAATCAGGATTTTCATTTTCCGCAAATTCAAGAGCGGCAGTAAGTGCAGCAATCGAATGATATGGTATATGTATGTCAGACAAAAGCAGAACCCGTTTAGCATTTAAGATAAACGGGTCGTAATTTGTTTCGTCACTTTCGGGAAGCGCATACTTGTTTGAACTTCTATGTTTTTCCATATAATATGGCGAATTTTTTATGTGTTCCTTTTTAGATTTTCCACCAGCCTTCCCTTCTATATATCTAAGAGCAACTCTAGCATCTTCTTTGTCTTTAAATAAAAGATTATTCTCTTCATACATTATTTTAGCAAGCTTAGACGTTTGCATATCAATGCCATATTTATCTCGGTAACTTCTGGCACAGTCAAGCCTTGTGCTTTTCATAGGTTGTCCCATGTCTGTTGTTTAATAAACGAAACTACAAACCAAATTTCAAATAAACAAATTTTTGACAAAAAACCCCCGCTGTAGAAACAGCAGGGGGAGTTAACCAAAAAACAAACACTATCTTTATGTGTCAATTATGCCATAGCTATACTTTGATTCGGTATTATATATCCCTTTATATTCGGCTTTAGGTCTTTTAAAAGCTGTTGGATTACAATTTGATATTTGCTCATCTAATTTACTTTCAATTGCATCATAATCATAATCATCTGTTATTTCGGGGGAAATAATGAGATAACATCTATAGAAAGCCTTGGCATATTTTCTTCTCCAATCGTTTATTATGTTTTTTCTTTTTACCCTGTCATGGTATTTTTTTACTGAAATTGGCGCATTAGTATCTGAATCGTATAAATAAATTAATCCCTTACTCGACATCTGTTATATTCTTTTTTAATACTTGAATTATTTCATCTAATGAATCTTCTGATAATCCAAAAACTGTGTCAAACAATTCAGCCATCATCATTACCTCATTACCATTAAATTCTTTTTTGAATATTTCTCGGTAAACATCCGTGCTGTACTGATTATGTAAGAACCAATTTTCTACAGATTGAACAGATTTAATTACCAAATTAACCCTATGACGTAAGTCATATTTTGTTGAATCAAGCATTTGCCTAGCCCCATATTCAGCAATTATACAACCTATAATCATTTTTTTTATTGCTGATACTGCATTTCGTTGTTCCATGTTATTAATGTATTTTAATTAAGGTAAATCTCTTTATCAATACCAATTCATCTTTTTTAACGTCATCAAAAATGTCAGGTATTAGCCTTATTCTTTTTGGAACTGGTATAAGCTTACCATCCTTATAAATACATTTAACACCAACCAACACTTCTTCTCCATCAGTTAACTCAATAGTCCCTTTAGCTTCAACAGCTATGGCTTTGCCTTCTGGTAATTCGGAAAGTTTCATTGTATTATTTTTTAAAATGGCAAATCAGATTCGTTCGGTAAAATGTTGTTTAAGTCCGAATTGCTGATAGTTGATTGTGAAGTCTTTTTTTCAATCGGCTTAAAATTACCAATATAAACCTTACCTTCTTTGTCTTTAACTTCTTTTTTAGAGTTTAGCTGAACAGAATGGCTGTTGTTGTATTTGTCAAGCTCTGAGTTTTCCCATAGCAAAACATTACAATAAATCTTACCATTGCTGGCTACTTTAATAAACGAACTGTGTCCGTTCTTTAATTGTTCTAACAAATCTGTTACGCAAATGCTTCCTGAATAAAGTTTGTTCTCTTTCATTTTTGTTTTTTTAATTATTATTATCAATTGTTAATCCAAGCTCAGATATAAGTGTTTGCACAATAGGGAAATCATGGATGATTTTCGTGGCTTGCAAGTTAATCTTAAATATCTTCTTAGCCATATCATCTGACACTTCCCCCTCTACACCAGTTATTAGGTTCTTATATTTATTACCACCTAAATACTGGTATAACTGATTATTTTGTATGTTTCTAACTATTGCCATCAAAAGTAATCTTCGCAAAGAATAGGTGTCATATCTCCAAAATGAGAACCAGCAATGTTAAATTCATAGAATTCTACAGCATCTTCTTCGCTCATGTCATTCTTTAGATTTTTAATTATTTCATTTACAGAATAAATAAGCCTCATTGATTTCAAATCAACACCAATGACCGCATTATCATGACCGTCAATTTTCAAAAACGTATCATCATCAAAAGCATTCAAAATCGTTTCAAGCATTTTTTCCTTTTTCATTTTTTAAAAGTTTATATCAGTATTAGGCAACTCTTGCCATATTTGTTGTGGCGTATAATCGTTATCGTCTTTTAGTTTCTTCATCTTGGCAAATAATGGGTCGCAAGGCATATCACCAGATAGCTCAACATATCTCTTTTTTGCCCAATTTAAAGTGATTGGGAATGAGCCAAGTTTACCGCCAGTTCTTTTTCTTTTGAGCTTCTGTATATATACTTCGACATCTGGGCTGTTTTTGTCTTCATGGAATCTAGGTCTGTAATATGTTATGATTTGGTCTGACTTATTAGCCCACATACTTCCCCCATGTAAATCGTAGCTATCTGGTACGGGAAGTGAACGGTCTTGGTTGTATGTTGGGTTTTTGGGATGTGCAATAATACAATAAGCAATGTTATTTAACAAAGCAAATCGCTTAATATCTTTTAGGACCCAACTTAAATATTGGTCATCGCGTTCATAAGCTTTCTGTGTTTTATCCAATTGGTTGAATGGGTCAATCATAACGCCATCCACACCCTTTTTCAAAATCAAATACCGGAACTTATCATGTATTGAGGCAATATCGTGTTCGTTTTCAGGGTAAACATAATAAATGTGGTCTGATATGAACTTGCAGGCTTCGGTATATTCTTCAACGGTCATCTTATCCAACCACTTACCTGCATACATTTCAACCAAATCATCGTAGAAATCGTTTGGAGGATAGTTCTCTGGGGAAAATATGGCCCACTTCCAACCATCCCAAATAGACTTAGTAAGCATAAGCTGCAACATAAAAAACGACTTCCCGTGGTTTCCATACCCTGTACATAATGTAATGTCCCCTTTCTTCCACCTGAAATATTCGTCCATCTCTGTAAACCTAGTGGTAGGAGCAAGTTTTACCCCTTCCTTAAATGACTCAAGCATGTCGGGGAAAATCTGCTCAAGATAATAAACACCATCAACCGGAATTGCAGATGAATTTAATAATGTATCAACAACTGCTTGCTTACCAAACTTCAACAATACATCATTCAAGTCTTTACAATCTTCAGGATATTCTACAATACGGCACTTCTCTACACCAAGACGACGAACCAATTCATCTTTAAGTTTTCTTCCGGGTTCATCAGCATCTGTTGCAATGATAAACTCATCAATTGAAGAAAGCCATTCGCTACAATTGTCAAGATACTCTAATTGTTGATTTCCCTTACTAGCACCATTGGGAACCGACAAGATAGCCCAACGACCCAATTCATGCTCTACCACTTCCCCGTCATCATCTGCAATAGGGTCATAATCTTTACTAAATCCTGCCTCGTATGCAACTAATGCATCCCATTCCCCTTCAGTAATAATAGCACAGTGTTTGCCATCAAGTGTCTGCATCCCAAAGAAAATCAATTCAGCGTCTTTTACAAGACGAAAATTCTTTGCACCATCACGATACTTGGCATTTACTATTTCGCCGGAACGGATGTAAGGGAATACAATGCATCGTTCTTTTTTCTGTGTTGCTGGCATCCACTCTTCCCGACCATGTATAAAGAATCTTTCTAATGTTTCACGTGAAAGTCCACGGCCATTTGAATAATTCAAAATGCGTTCGTTAAGTTCAACATTAGCGAGCATCGATTTATCTGGTCGCAAATATTTTTTTGCTGACTCTTTTCTTTCAAATGTTTTCACATTTCCTTTCCATCCGCAGTGGTGACAGTTATAAGTTCCCTCAGTTACATTAACCGACAAGCAAGGGTCTTTTTTGTTACGGCGGGAATCGGAGCATTTAGGGCATACTGTTTTTTCTTGTCCACTACGGCGACGAATTTTAATCCCAAGTTTTGAGAGCTGGTTGTAGTACATTACAAATATTTATTTGGCAAATGATTTTAAGGCGATTCTAGCCCCTCAAATTTTTGAGTGGGGTCTTGGTATTACTTTTCATTTTGAATCGAAATTTGGGCTGTTTCCGTGCGTCTGGTGAGATTCTGGACCTCAGTCTCGACCTCGCAAAGCGGCCTGACCAACTCCGGAGCCATTTCGATGTGCGATGCCCGAATTTGCTTTTTTGCCAAAAGTTCGAATTCTTCGTCGGTTAGCGGCTGACAAGTCTCGTCGTCGAAAACAACAACTTTCAACTTAGGCAAAAAATAAACTCCAACTTTTTTGGGTTTTTCTACAACCGGGTAAAACTTCTTTTCGTTTTCTTTTTTATTTTTTTTTTCTTTTTCTTTTCCAAAATCCTTAGTTAGTACATTTCCTTTACTTTCCTTTCCTTTCCTTTCCTTTATAGCATTGCGGTCGCTCTCCGGACGCAATGCGTTCGCATCCGACCATCTGTAAGACGCTGATTCTCTTGCTTTTAAAGATTTGCTATTTCTCTCATCTAATCGTCTTTGTACCGACTTGGAACCGAAAAAATTTTCCGAAATTTCAAACAAATCAAAGTCTCGCACTACGCTCGCTACAATGTCGCATTGCGTTCGCAAATCGAACGCAATGCCTTCGTAATCCGTTCGCAATGCGTTCGCATTATTGTATAAATCTTCGACAATTGACCAATAAATTCCGTACCCAACCATGCCGTGGCGACGCACCAACATCTTGATTTTTTCGTCATTTCTGGCGTTATAATCGTGGCTAAAATAAAAGGTTTGTTTTGCCATAAAAAAGGGTGGCTTGCCTGTGCCTTTGCTAAAGATATAATACACCCAAAATGGGGCAAAAATCTAGCACAGGACAAGCCGTATTTTTAAATAAATTGAATGAAAAATGGGGCATATTATATGTCTTTAGCGGCATCAAAATTAAGGGTCGTTTGTTCATCAAAAAAATAAATTTTAATCTTCCCTTTTTTTACCAAATTCTGGAAGCTCATTTAATATTCTGCTCCATCTTTCTACTCGGTCTGTAGATGCAAAACCTTGAAAGTGTTCATTCAATTCATTAAGCACCAATTTGGCGGCCAATATAGATGCTTTTCTGGCTAATTCTACATCTCCCAATTCAATAGTCATTTGCATAAATAACCAAGATGTGGTTTGGGGAAATGCTGTTGTTTGTATTGTCATTGTTTTTTATTTTAATGTTGGTAAGATATTTTAGATAGTTTTTTATCAGAGTTCCAATAATATATTCTAACTCCGTAAACGACATCTTTTAATTTAGTTATTTCGATAATAATTTCTTCTCCATTTGTATCAATACAATCGTATTCTACAAAATCAAAATATGCGTCGGTAGATTTGTCGTATTCTTTCTCAGTTTCTTGAGACCGTATTTTATATTTTTTATTCTCAATTGTAATTTCTTTATCTGATAAAAAAAGTAATGACCTTTGGGATGATGAATTTTCAGATATAAAATCTTCTTTAGCTACGTCGTATACAAATTCTAACTTTTTTTCGAACAAGGCTACAATTCCCTTGTAGCTAAAAATCTCGTTTTGGGATTGGCCGTTGATGTTAAGGCTTAATAGGATGATAAGAAAAGAAATAATTGTTTTTTTCATTGTTTTTGTTTTTGGTTTGTAAAGATATTTGTTGTGTTTATTGAAAGGTGTTAATGCATAGTTAAAGTCAAACATTAAAGTCTTTAAATGGGTCGTTATCGTCTAATTTTTTTTGAAAAAATTCGGGAATTCGTGATGTCTCTTTAATGTCTGGCGAAATACTGATAAACCTGTCCGTTGCTTCTTTAAATATGGGCATTTTTCTAGCAGCCTCCCAATTGCTATCGTATGTGCCGTGACAATTGCACCACTTACCTAAAATCATATAATTTAAAGGGTGTGTGGCTACTGATGGGAATATTGACTTGGGGATTACGTGGGCTATGCAAGCATGCCAGTCTTGTTTATTATAGTGCGCAAGCGATTCCCCGCAATTCCAACATTGCTTGTCTTCCCGGGCCATAATACCCTCATACCATTTTTGAAGTTCAGAGGGAAGTCCTGACTCCTTAAATTCTAGTTCTTGGGCAATTTTCTTTGCCGACTTTTTAGGGATGCGATAAGCCTTCTTTGGCTTTTCTTGTTTCCCGTTAAGTTTCTGGTTAAAGCGTTCTTCTAGGTAACTCATGATGCAAACATAAAGTACCTAAACAAACAAACCAAATTTTATTTGTTAAAAAAATTATTTTTTTTCTACATGATTTGTCCCATATATTTGCAGTCTTATAGCGATTGAACATAGTTTGGCAAAATCCCCGCCTGTATTTTAATACTGGGCGGTTTTTAAAAAAAATTAATTTTATGATTATCGAAACAACAATGACTATTGATGTAACACCTACAGAAGAGGAAAAAGTATGGGTAAAAGCACTTGCATCCGGCGAAAAAGCGGGCAAGATTGCCGAAAAGCTTGGTATGAACCGTAATACGTTTGCGTACCATTTGCGTTTTTTGCGTGCAAAATTTCAATGCAAAAACACAAATCAGCTTATTTCATATTTTTTGAGAAACAATCTAATTGATTAAAATACTGCAACAATGAAAATCAGAATTGAAAAACTGCAAAAAGAACTGACTCGGGGAAGTGCTAAAGAACAGGTTGTAGCTCTTAAAGAGCTTAAAGAATTTGTCATCAAATCTTTGTCACAAGAACAGGCTGAAATCCAAAGTTCTGTTTCAGGTATTCAAGATTTGATTAATGAGATTAGCGGAGGTGTTCCCCAATCTAACGGTTAAGAGTTGGCACTTGTAATAAGTGTAGAGGCTGATTCTTTTGCGTAATAAACTGGGAAAGGCGTTTGTGCGGTAATAATTTCTATTGTTGAGTTACAGTCGACTCCTTGAAATTGTATAGCTGGAGATGTTGGTTTAATTAATATTTGGTTTGTTGGGAATCCAATTTCGATACCCATACTAGATGTATAATCGGGATTACCCTGATAACCGTAAATTGATGCAGTTAGAATATTTGCCATACCACAAAAATAAGAAAATCCGAGTTTCCTCGGATTCCCAAAACCAATACGAATTGGAATTAAGCCAACGGAGCGTTAGCCAAAGCCAAAACTTCTGCAACGGTTTTAGCGGTAAAGAACTTGGTCGATACCTGATTCAAACCAGTTGGCAGGAGTTCAATTACGGAATTACAAGTGACATTAGCCTGACCACGCTGTTGTGTGGTTGGGTAAACGTGAACTCCGAGGGAGGGCAGCAAGTTTGCTTGTCCACCAGCAGCGGCGATTTCGGTTTGTCCACCGGGCCCGTCAATTCCGTAAACATAAACGCTAATAAGCTGTGCCATGTTTAAAAATTTGATTGTGAAGAAAACTCTTCGCAAACGCTTGCGAAATATCAACGTAAAATTATGAATATCCCTTTAAAGTACAAAACATCATCTCCGGCTGGTGATTTGATTAGTTTTTTGGCTGGTATCAAGAAAATGTGGGAAGACACTGGGCGAAAGGCTATTATATACCAACGGATAGGTATGCAGGGAATTGGTTATGATGGCAGCATACATCCATTCCAAAATAACGAAGGTGAGCCAGTTTGTATGTCAGAATATATGTTTGATATGCTAAAGCAACTAATCGAAGAACAAGAATATGTTGAATCATTTTTGGTTTGGAAAGGGGAAGATTTTGATGTTGATTTTGATTTAATCAGGCTTGAGAGATATACAAATCAGCCAAAAGGCTCATTAAATAGGTGGTTTAATTACGTTTTCCCGCAAATGGCCTCAGACCTTTCTAAACCATGGCTAACACTTCCTACCACATTAAATTTTGCCTTCCCTTGGAACAATAAAATTTTAATTAATTTTACACAACGATATAGAAACTACTTAATTACATATCATTTTTTGAAAAAACATCAAAATGATATAATGTTTTTGGGTTTAGCTAAAGAGAAAGATATTTTTTGCAAAACTTGGGATTTAGAAATTGAACATTATGAACCAGATAATTTTTATCAATTGGCCCAAGCTATAAAAAATTGCAAATTCTTTCTTGGAAATCAAAGTTTTTGTTTCCAATTAGCTGAAGCCTTGAAAGCTCCTAGAATTTTAGAAACTTTTACAATGATGCCGAATGTGATTCCGGTAGGCGAAAAAGCATTTGATTTCTATCATCAAGGCGGGTTAGAATATTATTTTGAAAAATTAAATAAATGATACATCATTTCCCAACGCCAATACCTGTTCATACCCCCCACGGATATGGGGATGCTATATTATTAATAGATTATGGTATAGATGTAAATACTGTGTGGCTTGTTAGACTGGAGGGTGGAGCTGTAAAACATTATTTGTCAGATGACGTAAGAATTTATGGTAATCCTATGTATGGCAAATCTTATGATATTAATATACCCGAAAATTGGAAACAGTGAAAAATAAATTACACAATGTAACACTAATTGTAATTGATTGCCATAATTATAAAGGGGCTGTAGATGCTTTGAAAAAAAGCATGGAACAATGTGAATTTGCATCCGTAAAATTTTTGACAGATATTGATATAAAGATTAATGGTATTGAAGTAATTAAAATAGATTCAATAAAGTCTAAAGAAGAATATTCTGAGTTTATAATTAAAAAGCTTAATTATTTCTTTCAGACTGAATATGTTCTTGTTTGTCAACATGATGGCTACGTTTTGGATGGGAACTGTTGGGATGATGAATTCTTTAAATATGATTACATCGGGGCACCTTGGCTATATGTAGACGGTAAAAATGTTGGCAATGGCGGATTTTCTTTAAGGTCTAAAGAACTTCAACACGCATTGGCTACTGATGATTTCATTACAGCTACAGACCCAGAAGACCAAGCTATTGGGAGGTTGTATCGAGATTATTTGATTAAAAAATATGACATTAGATTCCCCCCAGAAGAATTGGCTGATAAGTTTTCATTTGAGTTGAGGCAGCCAGCACAACCAACATTTGGGTTTCATGGTAAATTTCATGAGCCATATAAGCCTGTTGTTGTATTAAAAAGATTGGGTGCAATGGGTGATGTTATAAGACTAGAGCCAGTTATGAGGTATTTCAATGATACTGGACACATGGTCGTACTTGAAACCTCTACCAACTTTTATAACTTATTTTTATATCATCCTTACAAAATACACAATATTTCACATGTAGATGGCAGATTATTGAAACGGGCTAAACATTACGACTTAGATATGTCTTATGAAAACAACCCAAAAGTTCCCCATTTAATATCATATTTTGAAACTTGCGGAGTTGGTGAAGATGATTACAAAAAATACTTAGTTAAGCAAAAGCTGTCATTAGGTTTTCAGATTAATCAAAACACTAAATTGTTTAAAAAATATGTTGTATTGCATATAGATGATAGACTTCAGCCAAGTAGAAACATCAATGGAATTGATTGGGATATTGTTGTATATGAATTAAAGTATAATGGATATGATGTAATTCAAATTGGATTTCAAGATAAAAAAATTCTTGGAGCAATTTATATGAAAACAATAAATGAAAACTTATTGTCTTATGTTGTTGCTGGAGCTGATATGTTTATTGGTATAGATAGCGGTATTAGTCATATAGCTGCCGGATTTAATGTTCCAAGTATGATATTTTTTGGTAGCGTAGACCCTGACATAATTCACGTTGATTTTGAGAATATTGTTATTATGACTAATCACGATGATAAAAACCCGATTTGCGAAAAACCCTATTGCTGGCATTCTGTAATTGGCTGCGCAGGAGTTCCTTGTTACATAAATGAAAATAATCCTCCTTGTGCTAATTTTTCTACTAAACAAGTTGTTGATTTTATAAAACTAGTAAAATGATTTGGGATTGTTTTACATATAATGGTGAAGAGGATTTGCTGAAAATAAGGTGTGAAGAGTTTTTAGGACTTGATGTAACTCATGTTTTAATTGAAAGTAATTATACATTTACCGGGAAATGGAAATCACTTAGTTATAAAAATAAACTTCCATATAAAATTGAACATTTTGTAGCTAATCATTTACCTAATAATGGGAATGCTTGGGAAAACGAGAAAGAGCAGCGTAATCATATATTGTTTGCATTAAATCAACTAGGAGCTTCAGACAACGATATTGTAATAATATCAGATGCTGATGAAATAGTTAGGCGTTATACAATAGAGCATTATAATCCTATTGGTTCTCTTACAGCTCTTAAAATGGATACTTATAGGTATTATTTTAATTGTCTTGAGGGGAAACAAAATTGGGATATGGCTAGGGTAATGAATTTCTCATATCTTAAAACAAGAACTCCCAATGAAGTAAGAAATAGCGGGTTTGAGAGAGTCCTAAATGATTCTGGGTGGCATTTTAGTTATATGGGAGGATATGACAAGATTATAGAAAAAATAGAATCATTTTCTCATACTGAATTAAATACAGAAGATTTTAAATCCAAGATTAAGTATAAGCAAGAAAATTGTCAATCACTTTTTGGTGATGATTTCTGGGAAGTTGTCCAAATAGATAATTTATTCCCAAAAGAAATTGTAAATAATATTTCTGATTATAAAAAGCACATAAGATGAAATTAGCTGGAACTACATTTATCAGGAATGGGGAGACATATGATTATTGTTATTTAGAGACAATACAATGTCTTCTTGAGTTTTGTGACCATGTATTTGTTGTTGATGCGGGAAGTGATGATGGTACATGCGAAAAAATAGAAGCCATCGATTCTCCTAATTTAACATTAATAAAACGTCCTAAAGAAGAGTGGTTTGCCCAACAAGGAACAGGGAAGACTAAACTTTGTTATTTTACTGACATAGCCTTATTGGCAGCCCAAGAAGCTGGTTATGAGTATTCATTTTATTTGCAATGTGATGAAATATTGCATGAATATTCATATAAGCCTGTACGTGAGGCTATAAAGTCAAATATCTCTGGATATTTGTGTAAGAGAATAAATCTTTGGGATAGCCCATATAAAAAGCTAAAAGTTCCCCCAAACAGAATGCCATGTTCGGGGGAAGTCGTAAGACTAACGCAAACAGAGTATCGTTCTTATGGCGATGCAGAAAGCATAGCCGTGCCAGCACTTGATAAAAGGTGGGTAGACCAGATAGTTATTTACCATATGGGATTTGTTAGGAAACGGGAAGTGATGAAAGATAAGGTAATAAACATGCAGGAAAACGTATTTGAATTAGGTCATCACGACCCAAAACTAGACTTGGATACCGTGTTTCAGCCTAAGTTTTGGTTTAGTGAAGATGAGTTAGAACTTATTGAAGAGCCACTTCCCCAGATTATAAAAAAATGGGCCTCAGAGCGTGTATATTGAAAAATGTATTAATTTTGGGTATGGCAAAGATTAGAGTAAAGTCAGCAGCTTGGCAGCGTAAGGAGGGGAAGAACCCAGAAGGGGGGCTTAATGCTAAAGGGCGGGCTTCGTACCACGCTGAAACTGGAGGCACATTAAAAGCTCCGGTTAAGTCTGGAGATAATCCTCGCCGGGCTAGCTTTTTAGCTAGAATGGGCGGAATGCCCGGGCCTGAGTATAAAAATGGTAAACCTACCAGACTTTTACTATCTTTGAAGGCGTGGGGAGCATCCTCCAAAGCTGATGCAAAAGCAAAAGCTAAAAATATTTCTGAAAGAAATAAAAACAAATAAATTGGAAAACAAACCTCCAATTAAGGCTGTAAACAAAACTAAGATTGTCGTAAAAGTAAAAAAGACAATTCCAGACGCTATGGCTTCTCAGATGAAAAGTCAGGCAAAAGATAATTACAGGAAAGAATTAGGCAATAAACTATCTAAAAAAATAAAATTGTAAAAAATGGACAATATTAAAAAATTTAAAGTAAAAGCTAAAGTTGCTCCCGGAGAATTAAATTTAGAAGCTCGCCGTCTTCGCGCAGAAAATCTTCGTAAAATGGGCGAAGGAGATGACCTTAAAACTGAGGCTCGTAAATTACGTGCTAAAAATCTTCGCGCTGAAAATCTCAAAGAAGATGCTCGCTCTTTGCGCGCCAGCAACCTTAGAAGCAAAAATGAAGCTTCTATCGTTGAGCGTATGATGAAGAAGAAAAAACCATAGTAAAATGGCAATCAACCCTGAAAAAAAGAAAAAACGCATTAAGGTTAAGGTAAAGCCGGGGCAGGATGCTCCCAAAATACCTTCTGGATTTGAGCGTAATCCTGAGCGGAGCAAGCCCGGTAAGGATGTATATATCCGTAAAACAGAGCAATTTAAAACAACTCCAGTAGATGAAGGTCAAGGGAGGGAGGCTACTGCTAAAGAAAAAAGCGCAATGGTTGCGGGCACTTTTTACGGCCCTAACGAAGCTCAATACAGAGAGCCAAAAACTTCTGTAAGCACTTCTAAGGAAGAAATGATTGTAAAAAAGAAGGAGCCTAAGTACAAAGAAGAAGCTCCGCCCAAGGTCACTGCGGCAGAGCGTAGGGCTTCTCGCCAAGGGTCTAGAGAAATGCGTGGTAAAAAACAAGCAGGGGGTAGTTGCCCTACTGGCCGTGGTCGAATTAGTCGTGCTCGTTATTGATATTTTAAGCAGCGGGAAGCAATTCCCGCTGTTATTTATACCTAAGACAAAAAACATTTTATGTCTGAACTTAAATACGTTCAAGGCAAGGTTATTATTAGCGTAGATTTAGAAAGTAAGAATAGCCATACCTTTGAAGATGGAACTAAAATACGTCTTGAAAGGCAGTGGAATAATTTGAACAAGAGGGAAACGCACCCTGTAAATGCTATTGTTATAAGTGGGGAAGGCATGAAATCTGGTAGCCAGATTTTGATACACCCAAATATGACTCATGACACTTACAAAATCCATGATTATGCCCCGCTTTCTGGTCAGGTGGAGGGTAGCGACATAAAGTATTATTCGATTCCTGAAGAACAATGTTATGCTTGGTTGGATGGGGATGAATGGAAGCCTCTTAAGAATTTTGATTTTGCTCTTCGGGTATTTATACCGTATACTGGCCCCATAGATGGCATTGAGCCATCTATGGTGAAAGATGTATTGTATGTTAGTACTGGGGAATTTAAGGGGAAAGTGGTCCATACTTTGAAATCTTGTGATTATGAGATTATATTTCAGGGAACTAATGGTAGAGAAGAAAGATTGATACGTTTCCGTCATTTCCCGGGCCAAGAGCATGAAAGAGAAGAAGTTATAGCTGTTGATGAATATTTAACTAAAAGAGTTAATAATAAAGAATTGATAGTAGGATTAACCCCAACAAATGCTACAACTATATGATGACAGACGCTGCGAAAAGCATTCTTGAAAATGAAATTAAAAGCTTGGAGACTAAGCTTAAAGGGTACGAAGAAAATGGTGCTGCAAAGCTTTTTTATAGTCTTCAACGCAAAGCAAACGAAATGGCTGATTTGCTTAATGGCAATAGTTTGGCTAAAATAAATCTAGATGACCCTAAAGACAAGAGTTTTGACCGTATCTTTAAGATATTAGAGAAAAGCCAGACAGTTAGTGAATCAATTAAAGCGCTTCGCGAATCTGCTGGTATCACTGGGAATGAAAAAGCTGACGTAGAAAAGAAACCTTTTTTAGATAGAATAGCTGATAAAAGAGATTAAAATGGCGAAGATTACAGGCTCTTCAAATAAAGTTACGTTTGGTCGTAGAAAAGGCGGCAAAGCTCGCAAAAGCCGCAACAAAAACGACAGAAAAGAACGCAACTATAGAGGTCAAGGGCGTTAATATATATGGCTCAATTCGAGGAAATATATGGCGTTAAAATAAAACTGCCAGAACTTCCCCCGCAAGAACAAATCTTAAATTGGGATTTACCCAAAGAAGAGCAGTTGTGGGTCAGGGAAGAACTGCCGTCTTTTTTTGAAAAAGTAGAATATAATAAGGCAGGGGATTTAATACTTACGGAGCCGCAAGAAGAGTACGCTACAAGGGAACTTATAAGATGCAAAAGCGGCCTTTGGATTTGTATAAACGGCAATCAGTACTACATAACTAGAAAGTACTATTTCTATCTTCAATGGTGGACGCTTGAGGACGGAACAAGGCCAGAGTATCGAGATTGCGACAGGAGGTATTTCTTATACTTAGAGCATTGGGAAAATATGCTTTGGTGCTTGGGCGTTATTCGCGGTAAAAAGCGTCGTGAGGGTGCGTCTTCCCAAGCCACATCAAATCTAGTATACGAGGCTATTTTCTACAAGAACTCAAACTGCGGTTTGATTTCAAAATCTAATGAGGACGGTAGGGCTACGTTTACGGAGATGGTTGCCTATGGTTACAGGCAGCTTCCTGCATTCCTAAAGCCAAAGCAGTTGAACAGGGAAGATACGGTTACTGAGCTCGTATTTGCTCAAAAGGCGGCATCTGGCAAGGATGGTGGTATCAAGTCTACCCAAAAAGAAGATGAGGGGAATAGGTCTAAAATTAACTACCGGGCTCCAGTACTAAACGCATATGACCGTGGTCGTATGAGCCGTATCTTATTGGATGAGTTTGGTAAGCTTGAGAAAGACGTACCCACGTCTCAATTATTCGCCATCGTATCAAAAACGCTTGTAAAGGGAGTAAAACGCGTAGGATTTGTGGAAATGCCGTCTACCGTCAACAAGATGACCAAGGGCGGTTCTGAGTTTAAGATGATTTGGGAAAAGGCGGATTTGGGTAAAAAGGTCCCAACAGTAAACCGTCTTGTAAGGTACTTCAGCCCAGCTTTTGACGGGTATGAGGGTTTTATTGACAAGTATGGCTTCAGTGTCATGAATTCCCCTACAGAAGAACAGGCATCGTATCTTATTGAAAAGTGGGTTAGAAAAGACGATGAGGGTAACACTATAAGTGAACTTTCTGAAGAGGACATAAAGCTAGGCGCTCGCGCGTACATACAGAAAAGACGAGAGGGAAGAGAAGGGGATGACCTAGAGGAAGAGATTCGTATGAATCCCTGCAATGAAGTTGAGCTGTTTATGTCAGCTAACGCTGATTGCATTTTCAACGTCGTTAAAATAAATGAGCAAATAGAATATCTTAAAAACAACAATATTTACAAAAGGAAAGTCATGTTCTATCGGGACATAGACCAAAAGGCGAAATGGAGGGATATTAGGTCCGGAGAGGAAAATTTTTGTTGGGAATTCGTGAGTGAATTGAATTTAAAGGGGGAAGACAATAAATGCTATTGGGATGGCCCATTTAAAAAGCCATCAAGGACTGATATCGGGGTTATTGGAGTGGATAGTTACTCAAATAGCCAAGGCGGGAAAAAATATGGTTCTAAGGCGGCTGCTTGGGTATATATGAAGTATGACCTTAGAGACCCGCAAAATACAGGTCTATTTACGGCGCATCTTTACGGACGACCTTCTGAGAAAGACGACTTGCACAACCAAATTATGTTGTGTGCGGAATATTTGGGTTATCAGATTTACATAGAATTTGTGGCTGACGACTACTATTCCTATTACAAGGATAGGGGGAAGTTAGGGTACTTGGCTAAATTCCCTCTTAGCGCAATAGACCCAAATAAAAGGAAAGGGGCTGCCACGGAAAGGCACTACGGGTTCCCTGTCACAGATTTTGCCATGACAAAGCAGAACGACGCTATGATTAGCTACGTGGAACATTATTGCGACAAAATTTATTGGATTGACCTTTTGGAAGACCTTAAGCTTTTCGACCCACAAAAGCGTACCCCTAGCGACAGAACGGTTAGTGCTATGATTGCATTAGTTGGCGGGCTAGAGCCAGTGTATAAACCACCACCCCCCCCTACCCCACTTGTAAAGCTTTATCCTCGTTAAAAAAAATTTTTTAAGAAAAAAACTTATATTTGTTCTGGAATAGTGGGTTAATTTTATTTAAAAAGTAATAAATGCAGCAGAATTCTGCTCAAATACTGAAGGATTTCCAGTTGAAAGATTTGTCAATTAAAGATAAATCTGACTGGGGTTACGGTAAGCAATTAGCTCAATATATTAATACCACTATTACAGGTGGTATCTCTAGTTACTTCTGGGTTAGAAATGCTCGCTGGCGTACTAATCGCGGTTACGCAAATGGCCGTATCCCTATGAGTAAATTCCAAGATTTGTTGGAATTTAACGGGAAGGTTAATTATATCAATATTAACTGGCAGTCAATCAACGTAGTCAATCGAGTTGTTTCTGGGCTTGTTGGACGTTGGATGTCTCGTTCTGAAAAGATTAAGGTTACTGCAACGGATTCCCTGTCAGTAAAAGAAAAGAAAGACCAGCTTGATGATATCGAGTTTATGGTTAGCAATCGGGAAATGCTGGAAGAGCTTGAGCGAGATTCTGGCGTACAGACGCTTCCCAAGGGTGAACAACTCCCTGCTGACCAAGAAGAATTACTGATTTGGAAAGAGCAGTTTCAGCGTTTGCCAGAGGAGATTGAGTATGAGATGAAGTGTAACGACATTCTTGCTGCTAATGGCTTCTTTGATGTTATGAAGGAGAAGATGCTTCATGATTCTGCTACTACCGGATTTGTCGGCACCTATACTTATATGGACGACCAAGGAGTGGTACACGTAGAACTGCTGAAGCCTGAGAACTGTTTTTATTCATATTCAAACTATAATGATTTCCGAGATACTACTTGGCGTGGCGTTATTCGCACTATGAAAATTAGTGAGATACGTCGTCGTTATGGTAAAGAATTCGGGGGTAAAATATCTGAAGAGGAAATCTGGAAGATTGCACAATTTGCAAAAGAGTTTCAGCTTTACGACAATATTACTTGGCTCACAGAATGGAACGTAACATTCCTCCGCCCTTATGATGAATGGAATATCGACATTTTAGAGTTTGAGCTTAAGACTGTAGATAGCGAGCCTTATACGGTTGTTACAACTAAGAAGAATAAGAGTACAATTGTAAAAAAGGGAAGACCTGAGAAAGTGAGCGATAATGAGGAAGTAATCGCTGATACTAAATGGAATATCTATCGTGGCGTATTCTGCCGTCAGCTTAATATGATGCTTGAATGGGGATTGAAAAAGAACATGATTCGTCCTCAAGACCCTAAAGAAATTGGTAATGCCGAGTTCTCATATAGTTTCTATATGGTTCAGAACTACGACATGACTTCCCTAGCCATCCCTGAAAAAATTCAAGAACCAGTAGACCAAATGATTATTGCTCGCCTAAAGATGCAGCAATTAGTCGCTAAGATGCGTCCTGTAGGCTCCTTGATTAACTGGGATGCTATTCAAAATATTGATTATGGTCTGGGGGATGGCAACAAAGCCATAGATGTCAAAAAGCTCTATGACCAAACTGGTGACCTTTATTATCGTGGTCGTGATGCTGAGGGAAATCCTGTTCCTGTTCCTGTGACAGAGCTTGCAAACAGCGGATTTATCAGCCAATTGCAAGGCCTTATAATGCTTTATGATAAGCACTATTCTATTTTGAGAGATGAGTTAGGTGAAGACCCGAATCTCATTTCCCAAGCAATTCAACCGCGCGTAGCAGTTTCAAACATCGATACAGCTCAACAGGCTGCTCAGTTTGCTACTGACTATTTTTATTGGGCCTATACAAACTGTATTGCAGATACGGCTAAAAAGATTTCTTGTCTTTTGAAATCTTCCGTAACTCATGGAGCTGAAGTATATCGTGATATCTCAAAAGATACCATCAAGCAACGAATGTTCTCCACGCGTATTCAATTGCTCCCTGACCAAGGAGAAATGATGCGTTTTGAGGCTATGCTCAATCAGGCGATGGCTACGAATCCTGATTTTGTGATGTATCTTGACCCATTCCAAATCATGCGAGTGGCTAAAGAAGACATCAAGCTGGCTGAAGCTATTTTCCGTCGAGCTCAAAAGAAGATGATTGTTACGCAGCAGCAAATTGCAATGCAGAACCAGCAGATGACATTCCAAGGTCAGGCGCAGGCTTCTCAAATTGCTGAAGAGGCTAAACGTCAGACTAAAGAATTGGAAGGCCAAATTGATATTAAACGCGCACAAGTAAATGCAGAAGCGCAAAACAGAACTAGCGTATTACAAATGGCTACTGCTCTGTATATGAAACAAATCGAGAGTGGGCAGCCAATTCCCGCAGAACTACAACCCCTAATCCAAGCGGTTATGGAGAATGTAGCCTTGTCTGCGGTAGTATCTACTGACGAGCAAAAGCAAGTAATTGCAGCCCAAATGCAAGCTGCCGCCCAACAACAGCAGGCTATGATGCAGCAACAAGGAGGTATGCCAGAAGGAGAAATGACGGAAGAAGAAATGATGCAGCAAGAGCAGCCAGTAGATGGCGGAGAGGAAATGGTTTCTGAAGAACAAACAGAAGAAGCACCACTTCCACCACAATAAAAAAAATCTTAAATTTGTATAAAATAATAATAAAATGCCTACAATATCTATTACCAACCAAGTCACCTCTCAAGCCCTTCGAGGCCAAAATGTAAAGATTACTGTTGATTTGACTACGCAATCAGCTGAATTTGCGCAATTACAAGTTGGCCAGTTGGCTAGTTGCAATGGGAATCCTACTTGTTATGTTTATAGTATTGACGCATTTGGGAATACATTTGAGGTTGCTCCTAGGCAATTAGATTTTTCCGTAGGTACTAATGGATATGTAGAAAGTAATATCGATATTGACGTAACAATTTAAAAATAAAAAATCATGTCAGTTCAAATTGTTTTAGATGTAACTAACGAATATAATAGCGGACTAGAATCCGGAACACCAAAAATAGTAAAATTGGATATTGGTGGTTTTGATTATGCCGTTATTCAAGCTCCGGGTGCATCAAATGATATTGCCATTTCTTCAACGAATGATTCTGGAGACATCCAAGGGGTATCAGACGGTAGTGCCGTTTCATCAACAAATTATGTTGCAATTCAAGGTGTTGATTTAACTAGCGGCACATTGGTTGGTAATATAGGCGACAATCAGCTTGTTAGATTTCAATCTGTAGGCAGATATTTATTACTTGATGGTACTGCTGATAGTGTGACCGTAACCAAACTTCTTGTTCGTCTTTATAAAATTCATTAATCATGTCAAAGATTGTAAAAATCAAAGTAAAGAAGCAGGAACCAGTTCCCGCTAAAGTTAAATCAGCTATGGGTCGTCCTTTATCTCAAAAAGAACGGGAAATGGAGATGATGAAAGAGCTTAACAAGAAAGGGGCTATGCCCCCATCTCAAAAAAACATTGGATAATGAAAGAAATGATTAAACGTGCTGATGGTTCTTATTCTCAAAGAGGTCTTTGGGATAATATCCGAGCTAATAAGGGTTCTGGTAAAGAGCCGACAAAAGAAATGCTGAAGCAAGAGAAAAAGATTAAATTAAAAGTAAAAAAGAGATAAAATGGCTACTGTATTCAAAGTAAAGAATGATGAGAAGGGTGGAGGGAAGTCAAGCTTAACGCCAGAGTTAGTTCAGTCTAAGCTATTTTATTTGTCTGATGCGGCCCACAAGTTGCATCTTGACACTAAGTCTTATGCTCAACATAAAGCTTTAGGAAAACTTTACGAAGGTCTGATTGGATTCCGTGATGAGATTTCTGAGAAGATGATGGGGTACATGGATGGGAAGCGTATCGGTTCAATTAAAGTAGGAGCACTTCCCGAGTTTTCTGAAAAAGCAGCTATGGATTTGGCCAAAGAAGTTCGTGACTTTGGTATGGAGCTTAAAGAATATGCTGAAGAAAAAGATTTTTGTGATGTAGAGAACGTAGCCCAATCTTTGTCTGGCCTTGGGGCAAGTACTGTGTATTTACTAACCTTAACATAAACGTATGTCGGAAACAACAAATCAAGTTCAACAAGGAGCTGAAGAACAGCAGTCGGCTCAACAAACTCCAGAAGCTCAATTACCCAATCCATTTTTGGAAAGTAGTTGGGCTAATCCTCAAGATATTTCTGAGGAGGGAAGTGCTGCCTCTACTTCCCAATCTTCGTATCAAGAAGAAGAAGAAATTCTAGACCCTAACGAATGGCTTAAACGTGAATTTTCTTGGGAAAGCACTGAGCAAGCTAAAGCTGAATTAGAAGAACTCCGTAGTTTTCGCGAGCGTCAAGAAGAGCAGGAGATTGAATTTGAGAATGAAGAAAGCTTAAACCTGTTTCGCCTCTTTAAGGAAGGGAAGCAGGATGACGTGTATAGTTATTTAGAAAACAGACGAAAGCTTGATAAGCTTTTAACGTCTGAAGTAAATAAGGAAACTGCGGCTGACATTATTAAGTTGTCATTGCAGAATACTTACAAAGATTTGACTCCTGAAGAAATCGAATATCGGTTTAAGCGGGAGTTCGGTGTACCTGAAAAACCAGTTCAAAGAGATATTGAAACGGATGAAGAGTATGCCGAAAGACTTTCTAGTTGGGAATCCAAGGTAAAAGATGTTGAGACTGATTTGCTTATTGAAGCAAAGCTGGCTCGTCCCGAACTAGAAAAAATGAAGAGTGAGCTAGTTTTCCCAGATATAGAAGATGGTCGTGAGCAAAGCCAACTAACCCAAGAGGAATTGGAAGTGCAGGCGCAGTATATCGACCAATTCAAGGAAATCGCTGCTGAACAACTCGTTAACTTTGATGGTTTTAGCGTTTCGGTGAAAGACGAAGAAGTCGAAATCCCGTTATCTTACGCTATTTCTGACGAAGAGAAACAGTATGTTGCAGGACAACTAGAACGGTTTGCTGAAGCTAACTTTGATGCAAACGTGATTTTGGCTGAACGATGGCTGGATGACAAAGGTAACATCGACACTTCCCAAGTGGTAAAAGACTTAGCTTTATTATTGAGCGAGGGGAAGATGAGCCAGAAGTTTGTTAATGAGGCTGCCTCAAAGCGCCTTGCAGAGCACATTCGCAGAACCAGCAATATAAGCTTGGGTTCTCGTGCTCCACAACAAACATTCAACCCAGAATCCAAATCAGACAGAGATAAGCAAATTGAATATATCTGGAAGAACAGTTGACATATATACAATAACAATTAAATCTCAAAAAAATGGCAGGAATTCCTACCTCGAATATACTCCAACCGGGTAATATTAGTTTATCCGGCGGTATAAATCGGCAACTTGTGTCAGACCTTCAACTTCTGACACCTCAGTATTACAAGAACTATGTTGAAAAATATGGTTCTGAAGACTTCACTTGGTGGCTTTCTACATACGCAGGTATGGAAGAAGTTAAAAACCGTGACTTCTTTTGGTTTGAAAACCGTGGTAAACTTATCACTGGTATTCAAGCCGCTGCTAACGTATCTGGTGCTACAGCAGGTTCTACAATCACCGTAACATTGGCTGCTGGTTATCACTACAACAGTGGTACTCAAGCTCCTTTGCGTCCCGGTGAAACTGTTCGTGTAGCTTCAACCAACGTAGAAGGTCAAATTTTGGCCATCACTGGTACTACAGCGAACGCCTTCACTTTCACAGTTCGTCCAAAAATCTCTACCCAATCTTTGTCGTCTGCCGGGGCTAGCAACACTTTTCTCGCTACTGACGTATTCATTTTTGGTGGTATTATGGACGCTGGTGAAGCTTCTACTTCTAATCAACCAATGATTCAGTTGGATGAGAAGTACACTAACACCATCACTGAAATGCGTGAAACTTTCACAGCAACTGACCTCGCTGAGATGACCGAAGTGTATTACACTGGCGGTTTCACTGGTGATGTTCCTGCTGGTGGTGCTCAAGCTGGTACTTCCCTCTTCACATTGAAAGGGTTGGTTAAATCAAACGTACGTTTTAAAGACGACGTTGAGATGAAGCTGATGCGTGGTAATATCGTAAACAACACTGGTCTGTCTACTTCAACTTCAGTAGGTTCTGAGGGTATCATCCCTAAAGTTCTGGCTGATGGTGAAACAGTAGGTTATACCGCTGGTAACCTCGATATCGCCAAAATTCACGAAATCACCCGTATCATGGATGTGAACGGTTGTACTAGTGAGAACATGTGGCTGCAAGACATCTATCAGAACCAAAACTTCTCTGATGGTCTGTTTGCTGCATACCCTGCTGGTGCTTGGGTTTGGGGAAGTAACGAAAAATCTGAAGAGGCTGCAATCAGCTATGGTTGCAAATCTATCGCTATCGATGGATACCACTTCAAGGTTAAGAAGTATCGTCCTTTCAACTCCGAGTATCTGACTGGAGTAACTCCTACCACTGACTTCTTCCGTAACTTCGGTATGATTTGCCCTCAAGGCGAAACTCGCGATGCTAAGGATGCAAGCAAGACATACAAGAATATCTCCATCATGTACCAACAACCTCCTAAAGGTGGTACTATTGGAAACGGTATCCGTGTATGGCAGTGGGGTGGTGGTTCTCAGAATCCTACCACAGGAACCATGAACGATAACGTGGAAATGATTACTTACCGTGGTAGCCGCGTAGTTGCAGCTAACCAGTTCGTAATTGTACAAGCTTCCTAATATTTAGGAACAAACTCGGGGGCGGTGAAATATC